AGTTGGGGAGATTGTGGGGGGGGCTAGAGGTGACGCTCGATGTATTCAGCGAGGGCACGAAGGCGGGCCGGATCTTCACCCATGATTCCGAGGGACACATTGCAGTTGCCACACAGAACGCCTCTGACCTTGTCTGAGTCATGGCAGTGGTCGATGTGCTGGTTCTTGCCAGATACCACATCACCGCACGCCTCGCACGGCCTAGAGAGCAGATCCATCACTTCCTTAACCGTCAGGCTGAACTTTGCAGCTCTATTCCTGATTGATGTGCATTCACGGCACTCGTTCGTTCTGTGCTTCAACTTACAGTGATACTGATCGGCGGGAAGATCCCGCTTACACACCGGGCAAACCTTGCGTCCATCTACCCACTTGTTGAACTGCCGCAATGGCTTCAATGGCTTGCCGAGATGGAACTGTCGAAGATGGCCGGTGCAGAGTCCTCGGGCCTTGGCCCGATTATCACACCCGTCAAACTCACATCTCAGACCCTGCGACCGCCATTGCTGCAGGTAGTGGCGATTGCACAGCCCCGACGCCTTCACCCGCTGCTGGCAGCCTTCAAGGGAACATGTACGCTGCGCCTTGGTCACTGGTGCTCCTAACACTGGTGGCTCGGGGCCGGGCTGTTAACGCAGCCCGGCCCCACCAGATTACATGGACCAGACGTTACACGTTCTGGACAAGGTTGTTGAGGTGGCTAACGGCTGTGTGATTGCCGCCGATGCGCCACTTCCCTCTGAAGTAGACGGAATCTGTATTGAAGCCGTACTCGGTGCTCCGCTCGATGACGGGGTTGCCGACGGTCCGCACGACGTACTGCGAGAAGTCGCCGAACGTCGCCAGCGTCGAGTTGGAGCCCGCCGCCGCGCAGTTGGGGTCGGTGTACACCGGGTAGCCGAGGAACTGGTCCGGCTGGCCGGTGATGATGCCCTGGGTGAGCGACGGCTGCCACAGGAAGGCACCGACCGTGCCGCCCGCTCCGTCGCGGAGCTTGCGGACCGTGCCGGCCACCGAGTCCTTCATCAGCCATGCCCCGCCCTTGGCGCGGGCGGCGTCGTTGACGCTGTAGACGGTGTCGATGAACTTCTCCACCGTTGGAGCGATGAGCGAGCCGCCCGTGGTCACCGGAGCGTTGGTGCCGGCGCCGGTGAGGACGGTCATGCCCTTGGGCTCCGAGGTACCGGTGCCGACGACGAGGTCGGCGTCGACGACTCGGCCGATGGCGTAGCCCAGCTCGCGGCCGACCCAGGACTCGATGTCGAACGCCGAGTCAGCGACGAGCTCGGACGCCAGCTGGATCAGCTCGCCGTACTTGTAGGTGCTGAGCGTGACCTGGCTGAACACCGGGTCGGTCCCGCCGATGGCGAGGTTCTGCGTGGCGACCTGGGTGCCGATGGCGTGGGTCTTGAGTAGCGGGAGCTGGATGTTCTCGCCGGTCGAGGTGTTGAGCGTCGTGGCTCCGATGCGGAACCCGGCGATGGCGGCCTCGAGGTACTCGTAGAGCGAGCGAGCCATCGCGGTCGGCACGACGAGCGAGCCGGACGAGGCGTCCCAGGCGAGAGCACGCAGCTCGGCGCCGCTGGCACCCTGGCGCAGCAGCTCCCGCTCACGGGCAGCCGCCCGGATGTCGATCTCGAACTCGCCGGCGCCACCGGACGCCATCCACGAGCGGAACGAGGCGATCTCGTCACGGGTCTGCTGGGCGACCCGCTGCTCACCGAAGGTGGCGAAGGTGGCCTCGCGCAGGGTGGCGGCTTCCCGCTCGCGCTGCTCGACCTCGACGAGGTCACGGACCTCGGCGTCGATGTCGTTGATGTGGCTGTTGATGCGGTCCCACTCGGCCCGCTCCTCGGCGGACATCTCGCGGGTGCCGACGGTGTCGAGGAGGGCCTTGCCCTGCTCCCACGCCTTGAGGCGGGTGGTGTTGAGCGCGACGATGCGCGACTGGATGTCCATTCGGACGTTCTCCTTGGTGAGAAGTTGCTAGGGGAACGGCGTGGTGGCACGGCGTGGTGGCCCTAGAGGGCTCCGGGTCCGTACTCCGGGTCCGCGGTGGCGTGAGTCAGGCTGCGGGTTGGCGCAGCGCCCACAGAGCGAGGCGAAGCGCAGCGTTAGCGTCCGTCTCGGGCTGGTCCTTGGCCGGGATCTTCAGAGTCAGGCGGTCGATCACGTCACGGATCTCGTCCGGGTCGGTGAGGCTGTCGAGGTACTCGTCAAGCGAGCGGATCGAGGCGGTCGTCGTCGGACTTGCCGGGAACGTCACCAGGCTCACGTCGAACAGCTCGACCTCACGAATGATCCGCTCGGTGTAGTCGCCGTTCCACTCCTGGTCCTTCACCCGGAACCCGATCGACATCTGGTCCATGTCGCCACGGTCCATCGCCGAATGGATCTCCTGCACCGTCGGGTTGGCGGGGTCGAGCTTGGCGACGGCCCGCAGGTCCGGGCTAGCGCTCAGGGCGAGCGTGCGGGACTTGGTGCGAGCGAGCGGGATACCGTCGTGGTTGACCAGCAGACGAACGTCAGCCTTCTGGGCGATGGTGCGATTGAAGGCGCCCTTGGCCATCGTTTCGCTGTAGATCCCGAGGGCGTCGCGCACCTCGTAGGGTGTCTCGACCACGCTGGCGATGCCGTCGAAGGTGAACCCGTCGCCGTCAGCTCGCAGCTCGAGATCGGTGATGTCGTGGTTGCGGACCTCTCGGGTGAGGGTCGCACGCTCTGCGATGTCGTCCATCAGTCCTCGATCTCCGTCGCATCTTCTGGCGACGTCGGTGAATCGGGTAGGGGGAGTAGGTCTTCGAGGTCCCTGGCCTCGTTCGGCAGCAGGAACCCGTTCTGGATGCCGACGGCATAGGACGAGTACCGAGCCGCCATGTCGCCCCGCAGCAGCCCGTCGACGTTGAACCGCATGAAGCGGGGCTTGGCCAGCAGCGCCGAGATGGCGGCCTCGATGCGGACCATCCACGGGAGCAGCGTCACCTGCACCCGGCGGGCGTTGCGCTGCTCGAGGTTGGCGTAGGTCAGCGACGTCCCCTCGACGGGGATGCCGAGGTCGGACGGGTCGACGAGGAACATCTGACCGGCGATCTCGGCAGCGGTGAACTTGCGGGTGGCGAGAAACTGCGCCTGCTCGTTCGTGACACCAGTCGGCTTCCAGGTGGCGCCACCCTCGAGCACGCCGGGAAGCCCCTTGTTCGACCGGTTGCGCTTCTTCGCCCATGCCTTCGCCATCGACGCCATCTGCTCCGGCACGGCCCGACCAGGGATCTCGATGACGCCGGGCATGTTGCCCTCGCTGTCGAAGAACTGTGACCCGTACTGCTGGGCCGACAGGCCAAGGCCGATGGACTGGCGTGCCGCCTCGATCGGCGACAGCCCGACGTCAGCGCCTGGGAGCATGAGCCCCTTGATGTGGATCAGCTCGCCGGTGAACTGCCGGCCGCCGATCAGGTAGATGACCTGGCTGGCCATCGAGGGTCGGACGACCTCGACGTTCAGCGGGTCGATCGGCAGCAGCTCGACGATGGCGCCGGCGCTGTTACGCATCACGGCGATGTAGGCGTTGCCGGACAGCAGCAGCGATGACAGCACCTGCGAGCACCACTCGGGGAAGCCGAGCGACGGCGTCGGCTTCGTGAGCCACGTCGGCGCCGGCACCTCGATCTTCTCGCCGTCCGACTCCCGGTAGACGTCGACCGGCAACGTCGAGATGGAGTCGGAGATGAGCCGCACCGAGCCGTAGACGGCGAGCAGCTGGAGCGACGAGACGGCCGAGATCGGCACACCCGACCATGACCGTGATCCCGACGGCGTCCAGTCGCCCCAGGCCGTCAGCCCGCCGGCTCTGAGCTCGTCGGTCGGATCGTCATGTCGCACTCGAAGGCCAAGCATCAGCGACCGCCTTCAAGAGCAAGACCGACGAACACGGCGCACAGCCCGCAGGCGAGCACGGCGCCGCCGATGCCGGCGACGAGTGCGGCGCCGACGATGGCCCCGGCCAGGCCGAGGATCTGGAGAGCAGCGGCCATCAGTCATCGTCCCCGTCATCGAGGTAGTCGGCAAGGTCGTGGTAACCGGCCGGGGTCTGGCTATGGCCTCGAGCGGCCCAGAACGCACCGGTGACGGCCACCAGCGGACAGATGTCCACCTCACCCGACACCCGAGCCCACGCCCAGGAATCACCGACCATCTTC